CAACAAGGACCATACACATACGATGAGCTACAAGCTATATTAGCAACACCCGAGTGGTCTTAATATTTATAAACAAATAAAATAATTATGACAACAAACATTATCATTCAGATCGTTATAGCAATTATATTTGCTGGCGGCGTGGCGGGTTTGGTGAAACTACCAGGAAAACAAAAATTAATAGCGATATTTGTAACACTAATATCAGTAATAGCAACGGTTTTACTATGGTCTATCAAATAGTAATATCAATACTGTTAATTATAATATCAGGTATTGCAAAAGCAATATGTGATTTATCATCCGATGATAAAATTAAATTTAAACCTGAAACATATTGGGTTAAATCAAAATCATGGGTGAATAAATGGAAAAATGGTGATCCGAAACAAGGTGAAAAATTTTGGGGTAGTTCCAGATGGTTTGTTTCATTTACTGATGCTTGGCATTTATTTGGATTAATAGAGAGAATATCATTTGCTATTGCTTTTATATTAAGTGGTTTATTAATTGCAAGTAATATTTGGTTTATATTTTTTGCATTAGGTTGTTATATTCTATTTGCAACTATATTTCATATATTTTATACCTACATTTTTAAAAAATAGGTAAAGAAACTTGATTGTCTTCTCTCTCTTGTATATATTTATATCAAACAAATAAAACACATTATGTTATCATTTATTATAATCGCAGCTATAGTAGCTACTGCAGTGTATGTAATAGCTAAAAAAGTAGCAAAACCAGAACCTATTGAAGATCCAGTTATTACTGAAAATGATGTTCACGAAGATCTACATTCACATGTAGAACCAATTAGTGAACAAACACCACCAATCGTAGTGATTGAACCACCAGTAGCATCTGTAGCTCCGGTTGTTGAAGAACTAGCTGTAGCGGATGAAAAACCATCAGTAATGGCTGCGGCTAAGAAAAAATCAGCTAAAAAATCAAAGAAAAAAGTAGATGCTTAAATTAGTAGAAATAGCTAAAGCATGGATTGCGGCAGCTGACCCAACACCTGAACAACAGAAAATAGCTGATTATAGAATTTCTGTTTGTGAAGAGTGTCCACATAAACAATACCACCAACATATTGATATGTATACTTGTGGATTATGTGGTTGTCCTCTTTCTCGTAAAATTTATAGTCCACTTCCTGGAAGTGAAGCTTGCCCTGAAAAAAAATGGAAAAAATAACCAAAATATATTTAGTTGAAAATATAGAACCAGGAACTAATAAAGTATATATTGGTAAAACAATATCTAGTAGAAAATCTGCTCATAAAACCAAATATGGTTCTCAAATAAAATATACTTATATTGATAAAATTGATTCATATTGTCATAAAGATTGGGAACCTCTTGAAACAAAATGGATACAACATTATATTGATTTAGGATATGACGTTGTAAACAAACGTAAAAAAGGAGGTAGTGGCCCTGAATTTCATAAAGAGGAAACTAAAAACAACATGCGCAAACCAAAACAAAATACAGAAAAAATGCGCAAACCTAAATCTGAAGAACATAAAAATAATATGCGTAAACCTAAATCAGATAGCCATAAAAAAGCAATGAGTTTAGGTAGAACAGGAATAAAACATAAAACACATAAAAAAATGCCGGAATGGTATGGTGAATTTATAAGTAAACTAAATAAAGGTAGAATATCACCAAATAAAGGCAAAACAAAATCAGATGAAGCAAAACGTGCTATTTCTGAAAAATTAAAAGGTCGCGTATCTCCTAATAAAAAATAAAAATAAAGATTATGTCCGAAACAAAACAATTAACACCAGAAGAATTACAACAAATTCAAGAGATGCAAAAACAATACAACCAATATGTATTTGATTTAGGCAGTATTGAAGCACAGTTGCAAAACGTTTATAAAGCAGAAACTGATTTAAAAGCTGAAAAAGCCAATGTAATATCAGATATTGCTAAATTAGGTGAACGTGAAAAACAATTAGTTGATACTCTTCAAACAAAATATGGTGTTGGAAGTATTGACCCACAAACAGGAGAAATAACACCACTTTAATTACCGCTTCTGCGTTTTATGTAATTTTGTAGATATTTATTATTAGGTAAAATCCAAATAATAAATTAAAAACAAATTATAAAAATGGCAGAAGCAATTATTTCTCCTGGTGTATTTCAGATCGAATCCGATCAGAGTTTATATACCCAAGCCCCACCAGCGCTAGGCGCAGCTATTGTAGGTCCTACAGTGAAAGGTCGTCCTTTCGTACCTACATACGTTACCACATATACTCAATATGTAACTATATTTGGGGATACTTTTAAAAGTGGTAGTTCATATTATGAATACTTAACTTCACAAGCTGCTCGTGAATATTTTTCAAATGGTGGGCAATCATTATTAGTAACAAGAATCATTAGCGGTTCAACAGACGTTGGAACTTATGCTACATCAAATCTTCCTGCAGTAATGAATGCTACTTCAACTTCTCTTCAATTAGAAGTTTTAGCATGGGGTGATCAGATGAATAATACTTCTAGTATGGTAAGTGGTGCACTAGCAAGTGGTTCAGCACAAAACATTCGTTGGGAAGTAACAAACGTTAACACAGGAAGTGGTACATTTACACTTGTTGTACGTCGTGGTGATGATAATAATAATCAAAAGAATATTTTAGAAACATGGGCAAATATGAGTTTAGATCCACAACAATCTAACTATGTAGCTCGTGTAATTGGTGATTTAAAACCAGTTTATCAATTAGATAGTGGTGGAAATCCATATATAGCATATACAGGAAGTTATGCAAATGCTTCATTGTATGTTCGTGTTGCTTCTGTAACAACTCCAAACGTAGATTCAATTGATAATAATGGAAATTATAAAGCAACTCAATATAGTGGAAGTTTACCAGCAGTAGGTAGTGGTTCATATGGTGGTTCATTTAGCGGGGGAAAACCAGCTACAACTTCTCCACAATTAATGAATGAAAATATTACAACTTCCAATATTCAAGGATTTGCTCCTGCAGATTACCAAACAGCTTTTGCTTTATTAGCGAATAGAGATGAATATCAATTTAATGTATTATTGGCTCCTGGTTTGGGAATTAATAGTAATATGATCGCTTGTGTTGAAGGAAGAGGAGATGCAATTGCAATTACTGATGCTACAATTTATGGTAAAGCAATTACAGATGCAGTAGCTGCAGCAGGTGGTTCTTCAAGCAATTATGCAGCAACATATTTTCCTTGGGTTCAATTATATAACTCAAACTTAGGTAAAGCAGTATGGTGTCCTCCATCAACAGTAATCGGTGGTGTGTTAGCATTCAACGACCAAGTAGGTGCTGAATGGTTCGCTCCAGCAGGTTTAAACAGAGGTGGAATACCTTCAGTAATTAGAGCAGAACGCAGATTACAACAATCAGATAGAGATACATTATATAATGGAAACGTTAACCCATTAGCTACATTCCCAGGAACTGGAGTATGTGTTTGGGGTCAGAAAACATTACAACGTAAACCAACAGCTCTTGATAGAGTAAACGTTCGCCGTTTATTAATTGCTTTAAAAGATTTCATTGGTGGTGTTTCTCGTACATTAGTATTCGAACAAAATACAACAGTAACAAGAAATAGATTTTTATCTCAAGTTAATCCATACTTAGAAAGTGTAGTACAACGTCAAGGTTTATATGCTTATAAAGTAGTAATGGACGATACAAACAACACACCAGATGTTGTAGATAGAGACCAATTAGTAGGTCAAATTTATATTCAACCAACTAAAACTGCTGAATTTATTATCTTGAACTTTAACATATTACCAACTGGCGCTACATTCCCTGCATAAGGGATTGTAGTTCCTAATATTTATTAATAGCAATAAAATAACAATATAAAATGGCAGTATTAAACCCAAATGAAATCATGTTCACAGCATTCGAACCAAAAGTTCAGAATCGCTTTATCATGTATATAGATGGTATTCCAGCTTACCTTATTAAGAAAGCCAGTGCTCCTGGTTTTGACGCTGGAGAAATCGTATTAGACCATATCAACGTTTACCGTAAAGTTAAAGGTAAAGTAAAATGGAATGATATGAACTTAGAATTATATGATCCGGTTACACCGAGTGGTGCTCAATCAGTAATGGAATGGGCTCGTTTAGCTCACGAGTCAGTAACAGGCCGAGATGGCTATTCCGACTTTTACAAGAAAGACATCACTTTAAATATATTAGGACCTGTTGGTGACGTAGTAGGTGAATGGATAGTAAAAGGTGCTTATGTTAAAACAGCAACATTCGGCGATTACGATTGGGCTAGTGAATCTTATATTTCATTAGCTGTTACAATTGCTATGGATTATTGCGTATTGAATTTCTAATTCAAATCCTCCATATTTGAAAAGAAGCGTTCGTCCTTTGGCGAACGCTTTTCTTTTGCGTATATTTATATACGATGATAAAACATTGTAATCTATGTAATACAGATAAGTCTATTAATGACTTTTATAAAGGATTAACGTATTGTAAAGTTTGTCATAAGAAAAATAGAGAAGCATACTATATAAAGAATAAACAGAAAAAAATAGAGTATGCTATCCAATATAGAAAAAATAATATAAATAAAGTAAGAAATAAGGTTAACGAATATTATAAAGAAAGACGTCAAACTGATATTAAATTTAGACTAAGAGAATGTTTACGAGCTAGAATAAATAGTGGATTAAATAGACATTTATCTGGTGGTAAGTTTGAAACATCTTTAGAATTATTAGGTTGTGATATAGACACTTGGAAACTACACTTAGAAAAACAATTTACACCAGAAATGAATTGGGATAACTATGGTGAATATTGGGAAATAGATCACATATATCCTTTAAGTAAAGGCGGTTCTTTTCACTACACCAACACACAACCATTAACCGTTTTAGAAAACCAGATTAAATCAAATAAAACAACACAAATATGGCAGAACTAAAGTTACCGACAGAAGAGGTTTCATTACCATCAAAAGGATTATTATATCCTAAAGACTCCCCTCTTTCAGCAGGGAAAATTTCCATGAAATATATGACAGCACGTGAAGAAGATATTCTTACCAATAGCAACTTCATTCGTCAAGGTACAGTTATTAATAAACTACTGCAATCATTAATTGTAACACCAATCAATTATGATGAATTGTTAATTGGTGATAAAAATGCTATTATAATTGCAGCACGTGTCCTTGGATATGGTCAAGAATATTCATTTAAATACAATAATGAACGCGGGCAAGAATTAGAAGCAACTGTTGATTTATCTAAATTAGAAGAGAAAAAAATTGATGAATCATTATTTAAAGCAGGTACAAATAGCTTCACATTTGCTCTACCTAAATCAGGTAATACAGTAACGTTTAAATTACTCACACACGGAGACGAAAAGAAAATTGATGCTGAAATTAAAGGATTAAAGAAAATTAATCCAAATGGCTCATACGATATTACTACCCGCTTCAAACACATGATAACATCAGTAAATGGAGACAGTGAACAAAAATCAATTCGTGATTTTGTAGATAATTATTTATTAGCTCCAGACGCTAGAGCATTACGTGAATATTATACTAAAATACAACCAGATATTGAAATGAAATTCATCCCAGAAGATGATAGTTATACAGGGGAGGGTATAGCGATTCCAATTTCGCTTAACTTTTTTTGGCCTGACGCCGGAGTATAGACCTATTCTATTCAAACAAATTCATGAGATAGTATTTCATGGGAATGGTGGTTATGATTGGGATACTGTTTATAATATGCCTTTGTGGTTACGTAGAGCTACGTTTAATTTAATGAAGGAACATTATGATAAACAGAATGAAGAAAATGAAAAACAACAAAGTATGTTAAAAAACAAAAAAGATACAAGCGTATCTCGTCCTAACATATCACCTCCAACTTATACAACGAAAGCACCTAAAAAATAGGTGCTTTTAATATTTATGAGATGTAATACTACAATATAAATGGCAACAGATCCTAAAATAATAAAACTATTATCTGAAGACTTAGAAAATCTCAATAATATTATTGATGATATTGCTGTATCTATTAAGGGTAAATTAAATGCTAGTTTAGCTGATACTAAAGAAGAACTTGAAGATATAACAAAATCTTTTAAGGAAGGAAAAGATATTACTAAGGAGCTTGAATCTAATTTAAAAAAGATAAATAAAGAAAGTGTTAAATTAGCTCTTGATAAAAAATCAATTCAAGCTCAATTAAATGATCTTGTAGATGATTATAATAAAAAAAGTATAAGTCAACAAAAAATAGGTGAAAATAAATTTAAAAAACAACAAGAATCTCTTAATCAACAACTTAAACAAATTAGTGCTCAATTAGAATTAAATGCTGCTCAAGGAGCATATTTAACTCATTTAAAAGAAGAAAATGATAAGAGACATGAAATTAATAGAGTATTAGAAAAAACTCAAAAAATATACAAAGGTTTAGCAGCATTACCTATAGTAGCTCTGTTTAAATCTATATTAGGTTTTGCTTTAAAAGCAGACGAACAAACTACAGAATTAGCTAAATCTTTAGGAATAAGTAAAGATCTAGCTAGAGGATTATATCAAAATTTTTCTGATTATGCCGCTTCTGCAAATGATTCTTTTGTTACAACT